CTAAGGAGCATTCTAAGGCTGTTTTAGATATGTTAGACCTGCGCCATGGCCGATACCCCTCGAATAAAGAAGGTGCGCGCCCAACACATCACGGGATCATTGGTGATAGCAACGCCCCTGATGAAGATCACTGGTATTTTAAACTAGCAGAGATTGAACGCCCGGAGGATTGGTCATTTTTTAGGCAGCCCGGTGGCGTGTTTAAAGATGGCGAGGACTGGAAGATCAATGAAGATGCTGAGAATCTGATTAACCTGCCAGATCAGTACTATAAACGCGGTCTAAACGGTAAGACTAACGACTGGATCAAGGTTAACTTGGCGAATGAGTACGGCTTTGTGTCTAACGGTAAGCCAGTTCACCCGATGTACACAGATAGTGTTCACGCATCCCATATGGACTTCACTCCATGTAAAGATACTCCTATCGTCTTGGGCTCGGACTTTGGTCGTACACCAGCTTGTGCCTTTTTGCAGCGTACTGCTATCGGGAGATGGGTGTGTTTTGATGAGATGGTTCTCACTGACTCTGGTGCAGTAGACTTTGCGCCTACCCTAAAACGTTATATTGAAGACACTTACCCTGATCACAGCTTTAAAGGCTGGGGTGATCCTTCTGGTGACAACAAGAATCAGGCCAACAGTGATACACCGTTTAAGATCATGCGAGCCGCTGGCATACCTTGTACGCCTACACTAACCAACGATCCAGCATTGCGACGTGCGGCTCTCGAACTGCCGATGAAGGAACTCTGCATGGATGGCAAGCCACGCTTCTTGATCAGCCCTAAAGCACGAATGATTCGTAAGGGGTTGCAGGGTGGTTTCTGTTATCGACGCATACAGGTATCCGGTGAGAAGTACACCGATGAGCCAGATAAGAATGAATACAGTCACCCGGTCGAGGCATTGGAGTACGCATTGCAAGGTGAAGGCGAAGGCAGACAAGCACTAAGCAACGGACAGGTAAGGCGACCAGTGCGACAGATGAAGATGGACGTTCGTGTCTTCTGATTGCTATGTGGTGTTTACGATTGATGAGGGGCATTGGTGGTCTTGGATACTGCATCCAACTATCCGACACTGTTACGTCATAGCTCCGGCAAACGGTAAATGGATCGTACATTCGATGACGACAAAGGGGCTGGAAATGTACACGACGGATGATGTGACCCACGTAGTCGAAAATGATATCATCGTCAAGGTTGTAATTAGAGAATCCCGGCGATCACTGTTCATGTTGAACACTTGCGTCGGACATACGAAGAAAGTATTGGGTATCAGTAATCCATTCATACTGACCCCATATCAACTGTATAGGTATTTGAGACATGAAATCACCGAAAGCACCTAAGCCAACAGCACAGCAAATCGCTGTAGAGCGCCGCCAGGCAGTAGCATTAGATGAAGAGATTGCGGAGCAGGAAGAACGCTTCCGTGCAATGGCTCGCGGTAAGCTAGGAACTAAGTCTCTCTTGGGCGGTGTACCACGTAGCCGTGCAGAGGCCGCAGGAGGCCGTGCAGGAGGCTCTCCAGCTCGTACCATGTTAGGCATGGGCGGTATGGGCGGAGCTACTCGTGGCGGCGCTGGTGGCGGTATGCGCTCTGGTCCGTACTCTGGCACACAAGCACAACTTAAGTAGGTAACACTATGAGCTTGCCCCCGCATCTTGGCTCGATCCAAGACATAAAGGAACGCGAATCCAAAGCATTCAACACGCAGTCAATGTGGCACGACCAATTGCAAGACGTGTACGAGTACTTTCTACCGCAACGAAACTTGTTTGATACCGAGAACACCGGCCAGAAGAAGATGGATCGCATCTTTGACTCGACCGCGTTGACAGCTATCCAACAGGGGGCGAGCAAGCTACAGGAAAACATTGCTCCGATCTGGTCACGTTGGGCTACCTTCCAACCGACCGATGAGATTGTCCGGTTATTGGAGTCAGGCCAGTTCGATGTATCCGAAGAGGATGTGCGAGCTAACCTAGATCAGCAGTGTGAGCTGGTCTTTGACTACCTTAATCGCTCTAACTTCCATACGCAGTTCTATGAAGCGGCGCTTGATCTTCTCGTGGGTACAGCAACCATGAAGATCGAGGAGACAGATGACGAAACCAACCCTATTTGCTTCCACACAATCCCACAGAAGGGCATTGCGTTTGAGGAAGGTCCATACGGAACGGTCGAGACACACTGGCGACGGTTTGAGGTCAAGGCTCGTTTACTAGAGCGTATGTGGCAGGGCTTTGAAGCCTCGCAGAATGTACGCAACATGATCGAGAACAGCCCCAATACTGAAGTACGTGTATCTGAAGGCGTGATCTTTGACCCTAAGAGCAAGCGATACTATGGATGCCTGTGGGTTAACAACGAAAAGTCGTTCTCATGGACTGAAGACTTCGGCGAATCAAGCCCTTGGGTCACTGGTCGATACACTAAGGTAGCTGGTGAGATACGTGGTCGCGGTCCAGCGATGCAAGCATTGCCCGATGTACGCTCACTGAACAAGGCTAAAGAGTTTGTCTTGCAGAAAGCCGCTATTGACCTTGCAGGGATGTACACGGCTACTGACGACGGTGTTACGAACCCGTACAATATGGTCATTGCACCCGGTGTCGTGATTCCAGTCGGGTCAAACAACACCAACAACCCTTCTATTCAGCGCCTCGATACAGGATCGAACCTTGCTCTCGCGCAATTTGAAATCGTCGAGCTTCAGAACGCTATCAAGTTGGCAATGTTCAACGACTTGCGTGATCCTAGTGGTCCTGTTCGTAGCGCCACTGAAGTTGCTATTGAATCCCGAGAGCTTGCAAAGCGGATCGGGTCGGCATTTGGGCGACTTCAGACCGAGATACTCATACCAATACTCAAGCGTGTCGTCGCTATACTGACTCGACGCGGATTGATCGTCCCTATCGAGCTTGAAGGGCGTGACGTAAAGGTTAAGTTCACATCCCCACTAGCACGAGCGCAAGACGGCGAAGACTTACTGGCTGTCCAACAAGCCGTACAGTTTGTATTGGGTACGTCTGGCCCCGAACAGGTATTGATGGCCTATAAGACTGAGGACTTTGGTACATGGGCGGCAACCAAGACGGGTATGCCTTCTCAGTTGGTGCGGTCTGAGGTCGAGAAACAGCAGATCATCCAAGCTGGCGCACAAGCTCAGATGCAACAACAACAACCACAACAAATGGAAGCTGAATGACTTGGGAAACAATTGAGGGCGCAAGCCCAGATGCCAAGAGACAGAAAGCCAAAGCACAAGAACAGATAACAGAACTCACAAAAGCCTATGCCCGATGCTTCAATACTGAAGACGGGCAGAAGGTATTGGAGGATCTGACGCGTCGCTTTCTATTCGATAACTCTACCGCCCTATCTAGCCAGAACGTTGCTTACGAAGCGGCGTATCACAATGGCGAAGCGGGTGTTATCCGTATGATTATCCACTACATACAGCAGACGGAGAGACTATGACGGAAGAACCCAAGAAGCGGACGCGTAAAGCCAAGCCCAAGTACGAGGTTGTGTGCGATAACACTGAACACCTCGCGAAGATTGGATGTGAGCTTGACTGGCTTGACTGTCTGAATGAGCGGTATGGCTTTGAGAAGTTTGAGTACCTGCACAAGTTCCGTGCTTTCAGGTGCTACAAAGACGGACAACACGTTGATTGGATCGACGTAAACGATCTTGCTGTGATCAATGGCAAGCGCAGGGTGGAATCTATCCTGCTAAGACACCAACCCGTAAATGTTAAACGAGCAGTAATTCAATATCCTTGGAGATAATCATGGAAGAACAGGCCGTAGAAAGTAACGACACCCTGCAATCATTAGTAGACGCCGCAGAACCCACATTAGGGGAAGGCGAATTCTTTTTGAGTGATGGGATCAAGGGCGTTGGCGATCAACCCGAGTGGTACAAAGCCGACAAGTACAAGTCAGTAGCAGAGCAAGCCAAGGCATACACCGAGCTAGAGAAGAAGTTTGGCGGATTCACTGGCGCACCTAAAGACGGGTACTCCGTTGTTGAGGGTGTCGAGTCAGACGATGCGTTATGGCAGGAACTAGTGTCGTTTGGCGAGAAGACCAACATGTCGCAGTCTGCGATGAACGATGCATGGGAGTTATTGTCCGCACAAGATCAAGCGGCTGAAGAAGTATCGATGGAGGTTGAGCTTCAGAAGCTAGGCGATAACGGTGTAGAGCGTGTCAAGGTTGTCGAGCAGTACATGAAGAACAATCTCGATGGCGATACATACGAGCGGTTACGTTATGCCGTGAATAGTGCTGAAGCTGTCGAGCTAATCGAGGCTCTCGTAAAGTCTACGGCTCCTGCTAAGTTGCCGATTGATGGCTACATTGAGCCGGGTGGTCTTACGTGGGAAGACATCGAATCTGAGATGTATAAGAAGTCTGACAACGGTCAGTACCTTCGATCCGTCGATCCTAATCACGAAGCCAAGATTCAGCGCATGATGAAAGAATTTGGCGGTGATAAGCCCAATGTACGTGTTGTTGGTTAATACACAGTCTGTGGTATCATAGCGAGATCGGATACCCCTTTCACAAGGCCCGGTAGTTTTAGGTTGAACGACTGACCGACTATCGGGTACTCAGTCCAAAATCTCTTAATCATTTTATACATTTGACATAGAGGAGACTGAATCATGTCAATTAATCTCTCCGCAGTAGCGGTAACTGAATTTGACAGCATGGTGAAGCACGCCTACGCAAACATGGGCCTGCTCAAGAACGCTGTCACACTCCGAAACAACGTCGTAGGTGATACCTACAAATTCCGTCGTATGGGCAAGGGCCTTGCAAACCAGAAGGCAAGTTCTGCCGATGTAGTTGCAATGGGTGTTGGACACGAGTTCAAGACTGCGACTCTTGCTAACTGGAACGCTCCTGAGTTCACAGACATCTTTGACGCACAAGACGTAAACTTTGACGAGAAGCAAGAGCTGGCATCTACAATCGCCGGTGCCTTGGGTCGTCGTTGTGACCAACTTGTCATCGATGCTATGGACGCATCTACTCCACTGACAACTGCTGTACCTGCTGGTGGCACTAACTTGACTATCGCTAAGGTAAACTCAGCGCAGGTCGAGCTACGTGATCAGGGCGTACCTAACACTGAGCTTTTCGCTGTAATCGAAGCTGGTGGCTTGGGTGGACTCTTGGCTGATGAGAAGGCAACTTCTTCTGACTACCAAGCAGTCAAGGCTCTTGTATCTGGTGAGATCAACTCTCTTGTTGGCTTCCAGTTCATCATCCTTGAGACTCGCACGGAAGGCGGACTGACTGAAGCGGCTAACGTCGTTGACTCTTGGTTCTTCCAGCGTCCATCTGTCGGTCTTGCTATCGGTATCGATATGAAGACTGAGATCAACTACGTTCCTGAGAAGACCTCTTGGCTTACCAACGGTATGCTGAAGGCTGGCTCTGTCGTTCGCGACGAAGGTGGTTTGGTTAAGGTTCAGTACGACAAGACTGCATAAGTCTTACACGGCCCCTTCGGGGGCCATTCTATTTCCGGGTGGATTATGGCGAGCAAGATCGACTTAATTAGCAATGCACTGATTCTGATTGGTGATACTCCGATTAATTCACTCACTGGTGGATCACGGCGCGAGACTGTCGCGAACAACTTATACGACAACATAGTCCAGAACGAGCTGACGAAGCATCGTTGGGGCTTTGCTCGTAGGCAAGAACAGATGTCCCGCTTGACGGACGTGCCTGTGAACCCCAATCAATGGTCAACAATCTACCAGTTACCGACTGACTTACTGTTTCTGGTCACTGTTTCCCCTGATTCCAACTATCAGATATACGGCGATAAGGTATACAGCAACTCAGACGGCGCTTTATTTGCTGACTATATTGCCAACACGCCCGAAGACGAATGGCCTGTGTACTTCGCCAAGATGATTGAATACGCACTGGCTATGGACTTCGCCGCAAGCATTAGAGACAGTTCTTCAGCTAGAGGTGAGATGGCCGCGGCCTATGTGAATGCGTCCCGTATGGCGCGATTTACGGACTCTCAGCAGTATCCTACGCAACAAGTAAGAAGTAACCCATTCACTAATGTGAGGTTCTAATGGCTAAGACTCGATTTATTCAGTCTAGCTTTGTAAGTGGTGAGTTATCCCCGCTACTGAAGGGCCGCATTGATATCAACCAGTATTATCAGGCTGTCGAGACTGCTGAGAACGTCGTGATCGTTCCACAAGGCGGGATGCGTCGTCGTCCGGGTACTGAGTTTATAAGCGAGTGCGTTAAAGGCATTTCAAAGAAGTCACCGACGTACACGATGCCCAATGGCGGAAACACATCGGTACTCAATGACGGCGATGACGCAACAACCACGTCAACAACTACGCCAATCGGCACGACTGACCCGTATGTTGTCGCCAAGATGGACTTGTTGACTGATCTTCCAATGAAGTTCATTGATCTTAGACAGATAAGCCTGTCAGCCGGGACAAGTAACCAGTTTAAAGTCCAGTATTCAACCGATGACGTGACCTATACCGACGCCGCAAGCGTCCCGTTACTTGGCACTAACCCGCAAAACTTCCGATTGTTGGTTGATCAGACTGCTCGATACTGGCGTTTAGCTCGTATTGGTGCGACCGACCTAGGATCTGCGACGGTTACTATTGCTGGCCTGTCTTTGTACGAAGAGTCAGCCATTCTAAGTACGCCACGTCTTGTAGACATGAGCGTTGAGGACGACCGGCACTACTTGGTGGAGTTTACGCGAGACAATATCGCAATCTTCCGCTCTCAGCTTGTAGGCATAAACATACAGACCACTAGGGTTGCGGACATCAAGCCCTTGTATAGCGCTCTGACATCGGACCAAATAGAAAACATACGCGTTGCTCAGGTTGAGAACGTAATGCTTATCGTTGGTGACTTTGCGCCAATGCGACTAGTAAACCTTGGGGCGGATAACGATTGGTTTTTGGACCTTATCCCATTTACTAACGTGCCTCAGTACGACTTTGACGATGCACTAAGCCCAACGCCTACCAATGAAATACAGGTTATGACGCTGGGGCATTCTGGTTCGGGTAATTGGAAGAAAGGCGACCGATTTGAGGTAGACATTGAGGGCGTGTTGTCCAAGTCAATTAGCTATGCTGGCGACGACAACGCGGATGAGCAATCAGCGACCGTATTTAACATCCAGAAAAACCTGCAAGAAATGCCTGTGTTCGGTGAGACGGGCGTAGCAGTTGCAAGGACTGGCTCGGATCAGTACACAATCACCATATCTGGCGAGTCAACCAAAGACTTTGAGCTTTTTTCTGCTTATGTAACCGAAGGCTCTGCTAGTCACGAGATAACCTTTACAAAGACGCAATCTGGCTCACCCCGAAAGGAGGATGTCTGGTCGTCCACCCGTGGATATCCAAACAGCATTTGTTTCTATGAGGGCCGATTAGTCATAGGCGGTACTGAGTCAAAGACCCAATCAATCTTTATGTCCAAGACGGGATCATTCTTTGACTTTGACATTGATGACGGTGATGACGATGAGGCGATCTTTGCAACCATCTCTTCACGCAAGCTAAATGACATTGTTGACGTGTACCCCGGTCGTAACTTACAGATCTTTACGTCAGGTGCAGAGTTTGCCGTGACTAGCAAGCCTACAACACCAAGCTCTATTACCATTCAGCCTCAGACCTCTCACGGTGCGAACAAGGTTGAGGTGCAAGACGTAGACGGATCGACCATATTTGTTGACCGACACGGCAAGTCCCTCCTGAGCTTCCTGTATTCGTTTAACGAGGACGCTTACACGTCAGACGATAGATCGGTACTGGCCTCTCACTTGATCAATCAGCCGGTCGATATGGCCCTTCTAGCGGGTACTGCGAGTGATGATGCTAACTGGCTGTTTATCGTCAATACAGATGGCACAGCGACAATTCTTAACACGCTAAGAAGTCAGGACATTAACGGCTTCACTAGCTGGAAGACAGACGGCGACGTCAAGAGCGTTTGCGTTGTAGATGATCAGCTCTTTATGACTGTCGAGCGGACTGTAAACAGCGTTGCAAAACTGTTCATTGAGCGCTGGGACTTTACTTACTTGATGGATTGCTCGATTAAGAGCGTGCAAATAGCTGGCGTTATCGACGGACTGGACCATTTGAACGGTGAGTCGGTCAAGGTGTTAACGCGTGACGGCCAAAGCGATGCAAACGAAGGCTATGTGCTGTCGTCTTACACGGTGGCTAGTGGCGAAATCACTCTCGATCCTAGTGAGGTGTACAGCGCTACGACGTATGAGGTTGGCTTACCCTTTATTCCTACTATTAAGCCGATGCCACTGAACACAAACATCGGATCAGGCCAGAACCAGATGCGCTTGAAAAAGATCGTACGGATGAACGTACGTGTCTACGAGTCCTCTGGCATAAACATTGACGGGATTGCTGTACCTGTCCGCGAGTTTGGGGAGGCAGGCCCAACTTCACCTCTTACCGGCGGGTCGATCATTCCGAAAACTGGCATAATAGAAGACTTTTACGATATTAACGGCTGGGGCCGTGAGGTCATACCGACAATCACTTGTCCTGACCCTACGCCCATGCACATACAGATGATTGAATACGAAGTTGAGGGTAACTAGATGGACCCGTTTACTATATTAGCGATTATGACCGCTCTGTCCGCAGGCACCTCAGTGTATGCACAAACAGAAGCCGGGAAAGCGCAATCTAGGTCGCTAAAAGAACAAGCCAAGCAAGAAGAACTTGCGGCTGAAAGCCAAGAGCTACAGCGTCGGCAAGAGCTTAACAAAGCATTAGCGGCTAACGCCGCGGCACTCTCGACTGCGGGAATCTCTGGAGAAGGAACACCAGCAAGTCTGGCTTTAGCAAGCGCAAAGCAAGTCGGATTAAGTGAAGCCACTTTTGATGTGTCTGAAAAACTAAGGCAAGCGGCACTAAAGCGTCAAGCTAAATCGGCAAGACAGCAAGGTCAATTAGGTGCGGCAAGCACACTGCTACAAACAGGCGTTCAAATTGCGGCACTGGCACAAAATCAGGGCAAAAAAGGCGGCGGAGAAGGCGGTTAAGAATGGCTCAGAAGCGCATTGATTATTACGGACAGTTTACGCCAACAGGTGTAGACACCTCTCAGGCTAAACGCTTGCAGGCTCTCTCTGGCTTGGCTGAACAGGTCGGTGGTCTTGCTTATCAGGTCGGTGCTGGCATTCAAGAGCGCAAAGGTTTACAGGCTGGTCTTGCGGCTGGGCAAGAGGCCGCTGACAAAGGCGAGATGATCGAGACGCAGAAAGGTTTCTTGTCACAGATCTCCATATTTGATCAGGCATACAACAACGCACTGTCAAAGGCTTATGTTGCTGGCGTTGATAACGATGCGCGAGAAAACATTAACCGACTGCTAACTGACAACCCCGATGACATTGAGTCATTTGATGAGGCTGTCAACGCTTATCGGAATGGCGTAACGCAGAACATTTCTGAAGAATTTAGACCATTGATTAATCAGTCAATGGATCAAATGATTACCAGCGCCCGATCACAGGTACACCAATCTCAAACAGCCAAGAACCTCAAGAACGCAGATGAC